TTTTTTTAAAAATTTTTATTTTTTTGGGTGGGTTTATATTTAACTATATTTAATTAATGTTTATATATATTTAGAACAAAAAAAACAGCCTATTAATGTTTAAATTTAGCCATCTATTTTTTTTATAACTACATTTTGTGCATCTATAACGATATTTTGTGCAATAATTGTTAGTAAATAATAAGTTTTGTGTATATTATACCATATAGATGAATGACAATTTTTGTCCTACTTTTATTATTTAGTGTTATTATATAGATAGATAGCTACTAACTATTAGGAGGATAGAACAATGACTAATCTAGATGACATAAATAGCAATAAAGTAGGTAGACCATTTTTACCAAGAGATGAGAGAAAAGACTATAAGATTACAATTAGGGTTGATAATGAGCTTAAGAAAATGATTGATGAACTAGTAGATAGTAAGAATCTATCAAGGGCTGAATTATTTAGAAAAGCTATAGAAGAATACTCTATCAATCATAAAGAAGAATAGTAAGTTCTCTTGATTGGAGGGCAATTTGGAGCAAGCAATCTCTTATGATAACAATATAGATCTATTTAAAGAATATCAGAAAACAAAATCTATTAGTTTAAGAAATGAAATAGCATTAAAGAATAAGAAATTAATTTATATTGGAATGAAAGGCTTGTATAGCTCTAATGCAAATGACATTGAAGAACTGGAGCAAGAAGCCTTTATTTGTCTTCTTAAGGCTGTAGATACATTTGATGTTAGTAAAGGCTTTAAGTTTTCAACCTATGCTATTAGTTGTATCAAAGCTATTACTAGAAATAGATTAGATTATAGTATAGATTTATCTCTTGATGACCCTATTCAAAATCAAGACGGAGAAAATCTATCGATGGTCGACACTCTAGAAGATGAAAGGGTAGACATTGAGAGTGATTGCGTAGATAGATATAATCGAAATCGATTTAAAGAAATACTAACTAAAGAGGAATACAAGGTCTTAGATATGTTTTATATTAAGGAGATGTCTATGAAATGTATAGCCCAAAGTTTAGAATTTACTACTGGTAGGGTGCAAAATATAAAACATAATGCGGAGAAAAAGATTTATAATTCAAAGTACTTTCAGGATTATAGAGAAGAAGCTTTATACTATGATGAGATTATCTATATAAAAGCTTATGACTATTCAAGCCCTAAAGTTCAAACTTCTAATATTTCAAATCCTGTACTAGATACAGTTTTAAAATTAGAAAAAAGAGATAATGATATATTTAAAAATGTCTTATTAGGAAAATAAAATAAATAGTACTTTTTTAGTACTTCAAAAAAATAAAGCCTTGATATTTCAAGGCTTTTAGTTTATTTGGTGGAGATGATGGGTCTCGATGGATTGGCTTGTTTACAATGGTTTAGGGTGTGGTAGCTACATTTATGCTACAATATTTACTATGCTCTTGATTCCATGTATTTTACAAAGTTTGTAAGGTTTTCTGTCTTTTTTGCTTTTGTAACGTGGGTGTATATATTCATAGTGGTTTCTATGCGGGCATGGCCTAGTCTTTGCTGTACATATTTCATATCTGCACCGCTGGCAAAGAGTAAGCTTGCGTGGGTATGTCTTAGGTCGTGTACTCTTATTGGTTTTAGTCCTAGGTTTTTTAATGCTCTTTTTAGTCTATCATCTATATCTGATAATCTTTTGTACTCTCCCTTAGTATTAGGGAAGACTATGTCTGATTGTGATCTAAGTTTTAATTCTTTTAGTCCTAGCATGGTTTCTTTGTCCATATCTATTGTTCTTATGGAGTTTTTATTTTTAGGACTTGTAAGGATTACTTTTTGATTTTCTCCAACACCTATACTTTTATTTATAGTTATTTGAGAGTCGGTAAAATTAATATCTTGCCATTCTAAGGCTAAGAGTTCTCCACGTCTAAGTCCACCATAGATAAGTATCCTAAAAATGGTATGCCATTCTAGTTTATCTTTATAATAGTTTATCAATGATGCAGCTTCATCCGCTTCTAAAAAATCTATTCTTTTGCGGGATTGTTTAAAGTTTGGTAGTAATACTTTTTCAAATGGATTTGAGGGTAGGTTGTATATCTTTACTCCATAGTCCATGACACTTTTGGCATAGTTAAATATTGTTTTACCCTTTACATAGTCTGATAGGCTTAGGGCAAATTTTTGGCATAGGTCTGGTGTTATGTCTTTTAATCTCATATCCTGGAAGACTGGGAGGATATGATTTTTATAGATTAGCATAGTATTTTCATAAGTTGTTTCTTTTACTTTTGTTTGGTAGACCTTTAACCATTCATTAAAAGCGTCATCAAATAGGAGATTGCCATCTATCTGGTTATTATAGTCTTCTAGTAGTTGCGTGTATGCATAAATAGCTTCATTCTTTGTTTTAAAGCCTGATCTACGTGTGACCTTATCTCCAAGTCTGATTTGAAACTTGTAGTGGTTTTTACCTTGTTTTTTGTAAGTTGTTATTTTCAATTTGTCCTCCTATTGGTATAATAGAAGTAGACAGACTCTTTCTGTCTACAGGTTATGAAGAGATTCTATCGTTGGGGAACGGGGGAGTCTCTTTTTTATTTGTCTTTATTTAACTTCATATGTTAATAGTCTATAGAATGTTTGTTGTCCATCTATTTCTTGTATGACTTCTACGTTATGAGTTCCTGGTTTTAATTGTCCGCCCTCTAGCATTAGAGTACCTTGATGGCTAGAATCACTTGATAATTGCAAGATATTGTTTTCTTGTCCATCTACGTATACTTTTGTTGGTTCATTACCATATACTTCGACATTTTCAGCTGATAAACCAATTGAACTCATAGTTGTTTTTGGATCAACTATTAAAGTTACTTGTGGACCTTCACCTCCAGGAGTACTAAGGTTGATTGTACCTGCTCCTTTTTCTTCTCCACCTATTAGTTTACTATTTGAAGTTGTAGCTTGTTCTGCTTGTTGGTCTTCTGTTGGTGTTGGTTCATCTGGTGTAGTTTCTTCACTTATTCCTTTATATTGGTCTAGTTCTTTTTTTAGCTGGTTATTTTCGCTTTCTAGTTCGCTTATTCTTGCTAGGAGTTGGTCATTGTTTGATTGGTCTACATTCTTAGTTGTTGTATCACTCTTACCACAGGATGTTATAAGCATAGCTACAGATATAACTATTGGGATTTTCTTTGTCATAATTGAGAGTCCTTTCTATCTTTTATTTCAAGATATAGCATTGTAAAGGCTACGGCTAATATAGTAGGTATAAGCATAAGCATGTAATGATCTGTTACTATTAGGATAATGGCTAATACAGTTGATATAATCGCGGCTGCTAAATATAATAAAGGATTTTTATATTTTTCTTCACTGACAGCACTGTCCTTGGTTTGATTTGTAATTTCTTTTTGCAGCGTTGGTTCTTTATTTATAGTATCGGCACTTTCTTTATATAAGTGAGTTAAGGCCAGCAGTTGAAAAATATCATAGTCTTGCTTGTTTTCTACTATTACTTTATTGTTTTTGCTTTGAGCTGTATTTACAATTTGGTTATCTGCTGTTATTTCTATATCTTTTGTGAATGGCTTTATATATAATCTTAAGTGGTATGGGTTATTTTTCTTTTTTACTTTATCAGTTTCTAAGTCGTAGTATTTGTATGGTCCTGATCTAAGTTCCATATCTACGCTTATATCATCAAAGTTGTTGCGTAAGAATATAGCTAGGTTTGTATTATCATCTCTAGGGATATAACCAATCATGCCCATATCATCATGAATTACCATAATAGCATTTGAGTCATATGGGTTATCTGGCTCGGGTACTAGACTAATAGTTCCTGTTTCATATAGTTCATACTGGTAGACATCAAAATTATATTCTTCTATTTCATCATTGGTCCAGTAGTCGTAGTCATCTTTGTCAAATCTATCCGTGTCGTAGTTTTCTTTTACATATTCTTTTAATATGGATTGTATGCTTACTCCACTAGGATTCTTGTATGTGACTCCTGCTACATAAGTATCAAATGTGTCTTTCACAGCTACTCCTTATTCTGCTATGTACTTAATTACTTCTTCTGTAACATTTAACATTTGTGCGTACTGGCTAATAGTGTATTCATAGCTTGGGTCTATCTCTTTATCTAAAAGCTTAAAGGCAAAGTAATCTGCTTCTCTTTCTGTAGCTGTTTTGGTTATGCTAAGGGGAGAGTAGTGGTAGATCTCTTCCTTGTGCAAAACTGCATGGCCTAGTTCGTGGGCTAGGACAAAAGGAGTAATATCTTCTGATAGGTTCTCATCTAAGTAGATATATTTCTTTCCATTAATTTGGCAGTAGAAAGTTTTGCCTGTGTGCTTTTTTATATTTATAGAAAGGGAAGAGATAATATCATATATATCAGTTGATCCAGTATTTGCTATTAGCTCTTTTATTATGTTATTTATTTCTTTTTCCCTTTTGTTCATAGTTAGTCCTTTAAGTCTATGTTTAATACTGGTATTTTCTTAACCTTGTTTTGGTACTGATGACTGTAGTATAAGTCTGATGCATAGTTTAATAGTTTTTCTTTATTTGCATCATCTAATTCATTAAAAATATTAATTAGATTTTCTTTAGATGAAAGGTCTTCATTGATTAGTTTTTGAGATTGATTGAAATCTTCTAGTGCTTTATCTATATCTTTCATAGTTTGCTCCTTTCTGTAATTAAATAAGTTTATATAGTAAAAAAGCCCTTACATATGTAAGAGCTTATTAGACTGATACTATAGCTTATTAATATTAGTATCTTTTACCATATGTATTAGTTGGATTATCTATTCATTTTCCTTTATCAGTTTATATAGTGAGTATAGGTCTTCTTCTGACATGTCGTAGATGTTTAGTTTACCATCAAAGGCTGCCATTGGGATTTCTTTTAGGTAGTCTAGCATCTGATCTCTATTTGGCATATAAGAGATTGTATCTTCTTTTATATGTAATGTATATTTTCCAGAGTCTACTAGGTCTTGGGTGTAGGAGATGGCTTTTTGTTTGCCTTCATCTGTCAGTTGATTAAAAGGTTCTAAGATTTTTTGTTCATCCACTGTTATTTGTCTATGATTGCTAGATGGTATAAAAGTAGTTTTATTAGTTTTGCCTAACAAATAATTAATATCTACGTTAAATGTATCTGCTAAAGCCTCTAGGGTCTCATAGTCTGGCTCTCTTTTTCCTATTTCATAGTTACTAATGGATTGTCTTGTAGTGTTTATTTTGTCGCCAAGTTGTCCTTGACTCATATTATTTGCTTCTCTTAATTCTTTAAGTCGCTTTGAAAAACTGCTTCTCATTTGCACCTCCTACAATTATTATAAACGAAACGTTTATTAAAAGCAAATGAATATTAAACATTATGTTGACACATAAAAGCATCTATGGTACTATGTAACTGTAAACATATTGTTGACAGAGAAAGGAGAGTGAATTTCTTGGATACAATAGGACAAAAACTAATAACCTTAAGAGGAGAAAGAGACATAGATGATGTAGCTAAAGCAATTGGAGTTACTAAGCAAGCTATATGGAACTATGAAAATGACAAAAGAATACCAAGGGATGATATTAAAAGAAAAATTGCTGATTATTATAAAACTTCTGTAACTTATATTTTTTTTAATTAATATAGCAACATTTAGTTGACATAATTAAAAATAAGAAAGGAGGAGATGATGGAAGTCATAATTTCAATATTAGTTAGCTTAACGATTTCTACTATAGCCATTAGTATTCATATGAAATTATTAGAACAAAGGATTAATAAATTATTAGAACAGCAAGAAAAAGACTTCTATGACTATCTTAATAATGTTGAAGAGATAGTTATAGAAGTCTTGAAAAAAAGAAACAATTTATAGACAAATTCTACAAAAAGCTTCACCAAAAGGAGTTACAGAGACTAAGCCTTTAACGATTTCAGGAAATTCAAAAGAATTTGGAGCATCTATTTCAAATTTATGATGTTGATTATATTGTTTTTGATAATTAATGACTTCTTGAAATAAATCAGTTTTTTCGAACTCTTTATAAACTTCTTCGTATGAGTAGTATGTAGAGTAATTTATTTCTACTAAACCAAGTCTAGATAGATTTGATAGCGATGAAGAATTTGATTTGTAATCGAGGTTATCATGGTTTTCTATAAATACGTTTGTATATAGTAAGCGAAATCCATTATCTTTAATAGGTATTTTAATTTGACATACTTTAGATCGGCTGCTTACTGAATTAAATATTATTTTTAGATTTTCAGCATCTAATTTACTCATTTGTTTAATAATTTCTGAAAACGATGGGTATACTTCGTTTATTTTGCGAGAATCCATAGAGGAAGCTATAAGATTAGCAAACATTGTTCTTATTTCTTCCTCTTCGAAGTAATATTTGGATGCTTCAAGGGCTGGACCAACTTTTGATAACTCTGGTTCTATAAAATTTTCATTGGGAATACTATTGACTTTATTCTCTAACTGATTTTTAAATTCTGAAATATTGTATTGACGTTTTAACTGGGATTTTTCGTTTAAATGATCAATTATCCCAAATGACATATCCCAAGCAGAAATAAGAGTCTTTGAGGCTCTATCTAATAATGGACCGGCTGTTTGATCAAGAGCTCTATTTATATCAAAAGATATATTTACTTTGTTATTGTTTGTCATAATTATATTTTACCTCCATTAAATTGTATTATGAATCAATTAATATTATACCACATATAGTAGTAGTAAGAAAGGATATACTAGATATAGTATGAAAAAGCTTAGAGTGATTAGGATAGAACATGGAATGAGTCAAGTTGAATTAGCTGAAAAGGTAGGTGTTAATTATAGGACTATTAGCACTTATGAAATTGGAACTAGAGAGTTACCGGTTAAGGTAGCTAAAAAAATCGGAGAAATATTAGAGATTGATTGGTGGACTTTGTATGAAGAGTAGGAGGATTGATGAAATTTTTATTAATAGTTTATGGCCTTTTTGCTAGTTATAAATGGTACACGAACTATATGGCTTTTGTGGCTTTGTTTAGTTACTTAGATAGCATTGGCGATAGTGGGCCTAGTGAAGAGGAGATAGAGAAAAGCATAGAGGAAGAAATATATCGAATATTTAAGATAAAAAACAATTAGGAGGAAGAAATGGAAGCTATTAGGGAAAGATTGACTGTTTTAAAAGAGTATATGACTCCACAAGATATGATGGAATATTTTGGTTTTAAGAGTGCTAAAACTTTTGAAAATTGGGAGAAGGATGGGCTTAAGGTTATATCTTTGACTACTAGGACTAAGTTTTATAGGGCTGATGATATAAGAGAGTATTTAAATAATAAGTAGGAGTAATTATGGTTATTGAAGAATTTGCAGAAATACTTAGTGAAGTGAGTGATGAATATATTGTGATTGATGATGAGGATGATTTTCTAGTTTATAGAAAAGAAGCCAATGGGCCAGTATTTGTAGGTAGTATTAATAGTTTTGATGCTGATATTTATGATGCTGATGACATAATTAATCAATTAGGGATTAGTCCAGATTATGAAGATAGATAATGTTAAAAGAATTCTTAGTAAATATGATGAGAATTTAGGCATTGATCTTACAGATGATAGGGATTGTTACTTATATGTGAGTACTGATAAGCACAGATACTATATAGGTTATTTTAATATTGATGAAATAAGAGATAAGAGAGATTTACTATTTTATCTTGATTGTATAAAAATGAGGGAGGAATAAATGGAAAAGTTAAAGAGAAGTGAGAAACACAGATTGTTTAAAGACCATGGCGTGCCTAGGTATTTGATGCTGGATGAAAAAGAGAAGAAGCGTGAGCAAGCTATGTGGGCTGTGGTTGCTTTTATGATGGTGGTACTGGCTTTTGCTGGTAAAACTAATGCACAAAAAAGTTTTGGGGTTTTGTCGTTATTTGTCGTTAATTTGATTGGAGTATTTAGCAGATGATTACTTATAAAGAGGCTTTGGAGCTATTAAAGACTGAAAGTCCTGTGTACTACCAAGATAGTAAAAAGAGAAAAATAATTGGGGTTACCTGGAGAAGAGATGTAGACTCCTTGGTTGCTAGTGTCGAGGTACTGGATGAGTCTATAAATAGTGTAAGTGCAGTGAGTCTTAATAATATATATACAAGTGAAGAGGATGTTGAAGCACCTGATACTAGCATGGCTTTGACTAAAATTAATGAACTGATAGAGACATTGGAGGATATGAAGTCTTGTTTTAGATACGAGGATATAGAAAAAGCTAAAGACCTGTATAACAAGCTAATGCGTGGGAGTATAAGGTTGGATGAAGAAATAGCTAATTTATCTAATGACATAAAGGATAGGCATGTCATAGGAATGATAGACAAGAGTAAAGCAAATTTAGAAAATATAGATCTAAAAAATGATGTTATTGATGAAAAAGTAGGCTTAAGAGATGATAATGAATCCATTTATGAAAGTAAAGATGAGTAAAAAAAAGAACGAGTCGGATTAGGACTCATTCGGTGGTGTTCTATGTTTATATTATACCACGATAAGTTGTTATTTTCAATATTTAAGCTTGATTTTGAAAGGGAGTAACATGCTCCCTTATCGGGCTTGTAATAGGTATTATCTTTTGGACGGTATAAAAAGTTAGGTGTTCTATTATGAAGAATTTTGTTAGAGAAAAGAAAATAGTTTGTGGTGAGAATTATATGGAGGTGGACCTATATTCTCTGAATGAAAATCAGCTAGAGAGAAAAAAAGGTAAGAGAAGTAAGAAAAAGAAAGTGTCTTTGCCTAAGCAAGAGAAGATGAATGATAAGAATGCTAGGAGAAGATTTATACAAATAGCTGAAACTAACTTTGGCCAAGATGATATATTCCTAACTGTTACTTATAAGGATATGTACCTACCTAAGTCTTATGATGACTCACAAAGAGCAGTGAGGAATTATATTAGGAGAATAAAGAACAGGATGAAGTCAGAAGGTATAGAGAGTGATTTGAAATACATAGTGGTTACTTCTATGAGAGAGAAGAGTGGAGATGAAAGTTCTGTAAGATACCACCATCACTTTTTAATATCCTGTGAGCTAGACAGAGATACTATAGAGAGTCTATGGAGAAGGCCTAGGAGAAAGGGTCAGAAAGTAGGAGATCCTATAGGATATGCTAATAGTAAGAGAATACAAGAGGATATAAATACTGGAATATTGGGTTTGGCTAACTATCTAGCTAGGCATACTACACATAAGAGAAAATGGTCTTGCAGTCAAAACCTTGAAAGACCTTTTGAAAGGACTAATGATCATAAATATTCTAATAAAAAACTAATAAGATATGCCCTAGATCCATACGATATTGAAAGATGGGAGCAGATATATAAGGGCTATACCATAGCTGATAAGGATAATGGGATAGAGGCGGTCTACAATGATTTTACTGGCTGGTCTATATATCTTAAGCTAAGGCGCAAGTTGAGGCTATGACTGTAGTAGAAAACTAATATAAGACTTATCCACAAGATAAAATATATAGGAATAATTATAAATAGGTAAAATATGTTATCCACAGGTAAACAAAGATTAAAATATAAATGTTATTTGAACTTATCCACATGAAAAAGAGATGAAAAGCGTTTTGCTAATTTTATACAAAAATAGATGCTGTGGATAACTATAAAATAGATTGATATAGATATTTAAAAATAAGTGATAAGGGGGACTTAACCACATCAAAAAATATTAGGAAATTAAATAATAATTATACAAAGGTATTGATTTTAAGGAGATATAGATGGCTGATGTTATTAAACTTGATGTAAAGATGACAAGAGATGAAGCTGTGGCTTTGTACGGACTACTTAAAGGAGTCAAAGAAGACTTGTCCATAAAGATATTAGAGGAGGCTAGCAAAGCTAGTAACGTTAGCGATATAAGTAGTGTGTTAGTGATAGGCCACAAAGGTGTAAATAGATTGTTAAATGAAATGGAACTTTATTTGGAGGTTTAGATGTGAAACCTAATGGTATGTTTGTTACTTATAGTGAGTCTAAAAACTGTATTTACTTTAGGGGTGAACTTAGGGCTGATAAGATGAATATACCTAAGAACCAGCTAGTTCACGCTATTGCAGGGAGTAATGGTTTTAAAGATTATGAGTTGGATAAACACGGAGTTTTTGTAAAGGGTCTGATTTTTACGGATAAGGAGTCTATGTATTTTGAAGAATTTCAAGATTTACTATATAGATTTGCTGAAGAAGAACTTATTAAAACTGTAAAATCGGGTGCTACTACTAAGGCTTGTTTTGCAGCGGAAGATGCTTTGTCTGGTCTATGTGAAAGGATAATTGATTTTATAGGAGGTGACTATGAGTAGTAATTATCAAATCGAACAAGAAAAGGCCTTACAGAGATATAGGAATAGGCAATCCAACGGCTTTGGTAAGAACTTTGAAAGATTTGTAGAGATGGGCTGTGATTTTTATATTAATAAGGGCTTGGCTGATATATCTAAGATAGATGAGTCTTTTAGAGTAATTAAATTAAAGCAAGCTGGTAGGTTTGAAGGTCAATTTACTAGAAATGCTAATCCAGACTTTGAGGGGACTTTATCTGGTGGCATGTCTATTTGCTTTGAGTGCAAGTACACATCTAAGGAGTCTATAAGGCAGTCGGTTATTACTAAGTACCAAGTAGAGGTGCTAGACCGTAAGTATATACTTGGTGGAGTAGTAGGTGTGCTTTGTGGGATCCAAGAGAGATATTTCCTTGTACCTTGGAAGGTATGGAGAGCGATTGACGAAATATTTGGCAAAAAAAGTGTTAGTGCTGATGATTTAAAAGAATATGAAGTCTATTTTAATAATGGAATAAGGTTTTTAGATGGTTACTTTTGGAAGTATTTGTCAGATTCAACTAGCAATCGTCTAAGTGAAGCCATTGGTAGTGAATATGAAAGGGTTAATTAGATTAACTAGGAGTTAGATATGAAAGTTTATTTATATGGAATGAAAAATAGGGCTAGAGATTGTAAGAATTACTTAGTGAATGGTTATGTAAGAGATTTGTATTTAGAAGAGATGACCTGTGATATGAGAGATGAATATTATAATGTGTTGTGCTATAAAGAGAGTTTAGATAATGATTTAATTTATATATTTGATTATGAGTACATAGGGACTAAGGAGATAGAGTGTGAATAGGCAGATGAAGAAAAGAAAGGAGCAAGAATGATTTTAAAAGTTAATTTTAAGAATGGATCTAGTAGGGATTTTGTTATTGATGATTATTTTATTTCTGATAATGACATTTGTTTATATATGAGAAAAGATGATAGGCAAGTGGGAATGGTTAATCTTTGTGAAGTGAGATACTTTTTTGTGGAGGAAGAAGGAGTTTAAATGGCCAAAGAGATAGAAAGAGATGATATGGTTGACCATCCTAGTCACTATAATCAAGGAAAGATAGAAGTGATAGATGTTATTGAGGATTGGGAGCTTGGATTTCATCTAGGTAGTGCTGTTAAGTATATAGCTAGATCTAAGCACAAAGGCAAGGAAAAGGAAGACTTAGAAAAGGCTATGTGGTATATACAGAGATTTATTGATGAGTGTATAGATACTAACAAAGTCACAATAGATTATTATATTGGAGATGAAGTCTATTATTCTGAAGAGATTGGGGCTGATAATAGCTATGAAGAGGTAAGTAAATTAGATGGAAAAGGTGGAATTCGAACTGTATTAAGTGAAGAAGATATAGGTCTACTTTATAGAGGTATTAATGGCTTTTTTAGAGCTACAAGAAAAGATGGAGAGAGTAAAAGAAGTAGTAGATTTAAGCCTTACTTTGATGTGATAGATAGATTACTTAGTGAGTATCAATGGAGGAGAAGTTCGGAATCAAAATGAAAAAATGTATATACTTGGATGCTAAAAATAACGAGATAGAATCTGATTTTTATGGAATTTATCAGGAATCAGAAGTAATTAGACCAGAACCTTTTGTAGGTGGACACATGGGAGGAGTAAGAGCGTGGCAAATAGCGGTGGTTTACACTGATGAAGATGGAGTGCATAACATTGATCCTTTAAATATTAAGAAAATTTATGAGGTCGAAGAATGATAAGCAAAGAATATAAGAATTTATTATTAATTAAAGCAGTAGATATACAGAGAGATGTAGATAATCTGATGGATGCATCTTTATCTGAGATATATTGGAAAGTAAAAGAAGTATCTGATCAGTTAGATGAACTTTATAAAAGTATTTATGACTTGGAGGTGGAGGCGTGAAATTTTAGATGCAAAGTAATTTGTTAAAGACATTTAAAAGTTTATCGGGATATAAGTGGGATTATTGGACTTTATGGACTGATTTTATAGAGATGATGGCTATTAGTATTTCTAATGCGGTGGATTTAAGGCACAAAGATGCACGTGAAGAAAGATTTGAAGATATAGCAAAGAAATATACATCGGAAGAGATGAATATCTTTAAGCAGATGTATGCTGATTTGATTGTAGATTTAGAGATGGATCCTAGAGATGTATTAGGAGAGATTTTTATGGAGCTAGGACTTGGCGATAAGTGGAAAGGGCAGTTTTTTACTCCACACGGTCTTAGCAGGGTTATGACTAGGATAACTTTATCAAAAGATAAGATACAAAAAAGCATTAGTGATAAAGGTTTTGTAAGCATAAGTGAAGATGCATGCGGCGGTGGAGCTACTTTAATTGCTAGTTTTAACCATATAAGACAGTTAGGTTTTAATCCTCAAGAGATTTTACTTATAGATGCAAGTGACATTGATAGGAAGGCTTGCTATATGACTTATATACAACTGTCCTTACTGGGAGCTAATGCAGTTATTAGGGAGCGTGACGGCTTAGCTCCTAGGACTAAAGAAGATACAAGTACTTGGTATACGCCTTTTTATATTCTTAATGGGTGGAAGTTTAAAAGTATTTTGGATGATGTTGTTAAAGATAAAAGGCTTGTTAATGATGGTAATGGGCAGATTAGTTTTATTTGATTTATGAGGAGGGGGAATGAGTGATATTTCTAAACGAGATATAGATATAAAAAAATATTTTAGTGAATATAAAGAAGAAATGGATTTAGATACCGTTACTTTCCAAGGTAACCTAACAGCAAAAGGATGTAAGCTAACTTATGAGGAACTCAAGAAAGTAATATTAGGTAAAAGAATAGGTGCAGATTTTCGTATGAGATTAGATGTTAATTATATTGAAAGTACGTCATTAGAGAAAACTGCAATATTTGGACATTTAAAAGGAATGTATTGTATTAGTTATTATGATATTCAATATTGTGGTGGATAAATGAGTTATAAAATATATTACATTTACGGTATGAAAGCTAGACCTTTTAGCATTGGGTGCCAGCCTATGGAGGGGCTTATAACTTCTAATGCCTTCAAGATTTTAAAAATGAATTTAGATGAATGGAATCAAGGCTATCATTCCACCTTGCTATACGATAGGAAATTAACTGAAAAAGAGCTATACGACTACGAATTAGAGTTTGTAGGTGTTAGAAAGGAGATGGATTATCCTAATAGAATTACTGATTAGTAAGGAGTAGACATGAGTTATGAGAAAGAACAATACTACAGATTAATGACAGATGTAGAAGTGACCACTTTAAAAGATTTAATTGATACGTGCTATAAAGGCGACTCTAAAAAAGTTATGGAAGTGTTTAGAAGTAACGTAAAAGAGTTCGAAGACAGTAGAGGGAACATAGATTTAAAAAATATGTTATCATCTTTGGTTATTGCTGGCATTGCTGGAGATGCACTTATTAATAGTCATGGCATAGAGGAAAAAAGATTAACTGATATTTTATATAAAGAAACTAAAATATTTGGAAATGATGAGGTAAAAAATGACTATTAAAGAACTTATACAAGTATTAGAAAATTGCGAAGAAGATGCTGAAGTATACCTTGGGTGTACTACTGGACCAGGTAAATCTACAGCATTAGAAGCATGTGATATATATGAACGTAAAGATAATGAGGGTATATATTTTGATTTTTATCAATACTTATTTGTAAATGAATTAGAAGAAAAATTTTATGGAAATCAAAAAGAGTTAGAAGTGCTAAGAGAGATTAAAGAAGTTTTGGATAGTGATTGGATGTAATAATAACAAAATAATCTGTAAACATTATAAATCAAAGGTATGGAGAAATAAGTATGAAGCATGGATTTGCAATGGAGTTCAGTAATACAAATGATATAGAAAATTGGTACTTTTATAGATTTGATAAATGGCAAACATCTATTGAAAGACTTTGTAAGATACCAGGATATGTTGCTAGAGTTGGTTACTTAGATAATATAACCAATCCTGAAAGTTATAGAGAGCCTGATATTATAATATTTAATTTTAAACTTACGAAAAATGACTGTAAAAGATTAAAGTTAACATACATAGGCTTGTTAGAAGATTTTTCAAACTATGATTTCTAGAGATGATATTGGAGGATTAAGTGAATTATACTGCACCATATAAACTAACTAAAAAGCATGGAGATCAAGGCTGGGATATACAGTCAACTGAAGAGATAGTATTAAAACCTAGAGAGACTTATACATTTCCTACTGGGGTTAGGATAGAGTTTCATCCAGGAGTTGCTGCTTATGTAGTTCCTAGGAGTGGTTTATCTAGTAAGGGTATTCTTTGTCACTTAGGGCTTGTAGATAGTTCTTATCGTGGAGAGATAGGAGTAAACTTAACTAACCTAGGAGATGAAGATTATAAGGTAGAAGCTGGAGATAGGATAGGCCAGTTAGTATTTTTTGAAGAAAAAAATATGTATTTAATACCAGTAAAGGAGGTTGACTGTGACACAGATAGAGGAACTAAAGGATTTGGATCTAGTGGTAGATGATATGAAAGATTATCTTAATGGGATAACTATATCAGAATTAGAAGATGAGAAGAGATTGTGGGAAGAAAGAATCTGCAATGATGAAATCTATAGTCCACTACAGAAACCTAGGCTTAGAATATTGAAAGAGATAAATAGAGAGATAGAATCTAGGAGGTGAGCTATGCAAGAATTTTATGAAAAATTGGTTAAAGAAAATTTAAGGAAGTATATATACGCTAAGGACTTTTTAAAAAGTGCTAGTCAGCAAGTAGAGGAGCTGGAGAATAAGAAGGATAGTAAGTTAACTTCTACATATGGGACTGCTCCTTTATTTGGTGGCGGATCTAGTCAAGAGGATAAGATTATAAATATCAATGCTAAGATTGAGATGCTTAACAAAAATATTAATAACAATAAAAAGATTGTAAGAGATGTTGAGTATGGGCTAAAAGGTTTGAGCGATGAGGAGATAGACATTACCTTAACTATATATGGCCAAAGGCAAGGTTGGAATAAGATTGATAAGCTAAAGAGAGAGTATCATTATTCTAAAACTAGGTTGTATGAAATAGCTAGAGCATCTTTGGAGCATATCTCTTATAGATTGTATGGAGATGCATAGCAATTAAAGAGATTAATATCGGAAAAAGACCGAACTATTTTTTGTTAAAGATGTGGTACTATAATACTGTAATGGTCTGGAGTTGTTTACAAATAAATAAAATTTAATTAGGGATTGCTAGGCAATCTCTTTTTTATTTGAGTATTTAACCAAGGCTACCACTCCTAAATATCTTTTAAAAAACTCACTTTACAGTATGCGTCGTTATTTGGTAGCCTTGGTTAAGGATTTAAATATGAGAGTAAATAAAAACAAAAGAAGAAAATTTTATAAGTCAAAAGAATGGATCAAGAAAAGAAAAGAGATTCTAGAAAGAGATAATAATGAATGCCAAGAGTGTAAGTCAAAAGGTTTGGCAACTGTAGGACAGAATGTAACTTTAGATGTACATCATATAGTACATCTAGAAGATAGCTGAAAACTAAGGCTAGATGATGAAAATCTTATAACACTTTGCAGATCTTGCCACAATTCAGAGCATCCAGAAAAACTAAAAAAATTCCACGCAGATGTGCATGAAGAAAGGTTCGAATAACCATACACTGTTATCCCCCGGGGAAAAGAAACGGGATTTTTCTAGAGCCTATGGGACCGGGGTGGGTACTCGGGAATGGAAAAATTTTGTTTTTTTACGCGTGATGGGGGTGTGGTATACATTTAGTTGAATATTTATGAAAAGTGTTATAAAAAATATAGTTTTTAGAATCAAAAATTGGAAAGGAGGGGCAATGGCTAAGATTAGTAAAAAGAAAATAAGAGATGATCTTATAATCCAACTGGAAGAGCGTGGACTTGAAAAAAGAAGTCACTATGTATCTTTAGTTGATGACTATTGTAGACTTTGGGAAGTAAAGGATATGCTTTTTGATGATATAAGTCAAAGGGGAGTCAATGTCCCTTATAATAATGGCGGTGGGCAGACTGGTTACAAGCGTAATGACTCTGTAAGCGAACTTACTAGGGTAAATGCCCAGATGCTAAAGATTTTATCAGAGCTAGGACTAAGGGGAGCTGACATAGAAGCTAAAGAGGAAGAAGTTGAGTTGTAAAAGTGGCAAGAAGGAGAACTTATAACTATCATCCCTACATATCAGAGTGGATGAGAAAGGTGGAGCAAGGCCTTATACCTTCTTGCAAGGAACAGAAGCTTCTAATGGATTTCCTAAGACCTATACTAGATGATAAAAACGTAGAATTTAGAGCAAAGCATATAGAAGATGCTATAGCAATGCTTGAAAGACACTTTCCATTTAAGATGCACGACTACCAACGCTTTAGATTTGCAATATTTTATGGACTGTATGAAAAAGGGACTGAGTTTCCAGTATTTGATGAAAACTTTAACTTATGGGGGCGTGGTACTGGGAAAAATGGGACTGCATCTATGGATGCCTTTTACCTGGTGAGTGATTTCAATGGGATAAGAAAATATGATGTAAACTTTGTGGCGACCAGCGAAGAACAAGCAAGGACCAGCCCAGATGAAGTAAGAGATATTTTAGAACTTAGTCCAGACTTTTATAAGAAATTATTTTATTGGAATAAGGTAGATATAGAATATAAAAAAACTGCATCTACTATAAAGTATCTAACTGCAAATCCTAAGACTAAAGATGGTGGTAGGCCTGGAGCAGTTATTTTTGATGAAGTCCACCAGTATGAAAGTTATAATATTATAAATGTACTTACTGGAGGTCTTGGTAAGGTTGATAAACCTAGGACCATATACCTAACTACGGATGGATATGTAAGAGATAGTGTCATAGATGATCTAAAAGAAAAATCAATAAGAGTTTTAACAGGGGAAGAAGACCACAACGGCTTTTTCCCTTTTATTTTTAAGATGGATAATATCCAGGAATTTGGGAAGCCAGAGCTTTTTACTAAGGCCATACCTAGGCTAGACTATGACCAGACTTTAAAAAGACAGGTCATGAAAGAGTACCAGGATGCCTTATACAATGACGATAAGAAAGAAGCTTTTATACTTAAAAGACTCAATCTAGCTTATGAATCTAAAACTAAGACTGTTACTAGCTGGGAAAACTTGCTTAAAGCTTGCAATCAAAAGGAACCAGACCTAGAAGGACTTGAATGTATAGGATCTGTGGACTTTGCGGAAATAGAAGACTTTTGCTCTGTAGGACTTACCTTTAAAAAAGATGGAAAGCATATCTTTAAAGAACACACTTTTATACACGAAGAAAGTGTTAGATCTAAAAAGTATGAAAAGATTGATGTAGGACTTTTAGAAAAAGAAGGCAGAGTAACTATAGTAAGGGGCTATCCAGTCATACCTACTGATATGATAGCAGACTGGTTTATGAAACAAGCTAGTAAGTACTATATCAAAAGAGTATATGCAGATAGGTTTAAGTTTATAGCTCTAAAAGATAGCTTTGAAAAAGTAGGGCTAGAACTTAAGGGAGTACCTAATGGGACTATTACTCATAACCAACTAGCACCTGTAATATCAGATATGTTTGCCAATGGCAATGTTATTTTAGATGATAATAAGCTTATACGCTGGTATTTTTGGAATGTAAAGGTCGTAACTGATAAAAAGGGCAATAAAAGCTATGAAAAGATAGAGCCTATAAAGAGAAAGACTGATGGATTTTTTGCATTTTTACATGGACTGATAGCAACTGAACTACATGATGAACTAAGTGATGGTCAAGGCGATGTAATGGACCTTGATATAATTATGCTTTAAAAAAGAAAGGAGGTAGTATATGGGATTTAGAGATTGGCTAGGAGATGTATTTAGACGACAACAAAGGGGAGACCATGACCAAACAAGCTTTGATACTCTTTGTATAGACCTATCTGAAAAAATCCTAGTAAGAGATTTAGCTATTAATACTACTATAAATTTACTGGGTAATGCTATATCACTATCTGACTTTAATACCTATAAAAAAGGTAACGAAGACAAGTCAGACATTTACTATAAGCTTAATGTAGAGCCTAATCCTAACTACTCAGCATCTAGGTTTTGGAAGAAGTTTGTATATAGGCTGGTATATGATGGGGAAGTCCTAATCATAAAGCAAAGAGATGACTACTACATAGCAGATAGCTTTGTAAAAGAGGTAAGAGCCTTTTATACATGCAAGTATAGAGATGTGGTTGTAGATAATTTTAGCCTAAAAAGGTCATATGATGAGTCAGATGTGCTTTATTTTAAATTGCACGAAAGAAATATCGTAAATATTGTAGGAGCTTTATATGATGACTATGGCAAGCTTGTAGAGTATTCCAAGGCTAGCTACAAGAAGAACAATGCTAAGCGTGGGATTGTAAATATACCTACTAACTACCCACAAACAGAAGCGGCAAAGGCTAAGCTAAATAAGTTATTGAATGACCAGATCCAAAAGTTTTATGGAGCTGAAAATGGTGCAGTCTTGCCACTAACTAATGGGATAACCTATGAAGATATATCAAGTGATTCTTACAAAAACTCTACAGATTCTAGAGATATAAGAAATCTGATAGATGATATCTTTGACTTTACTGCTATAGGATTTAACATTCCTCCAGCACTTTTAAAGGGATCTGCCAATGATTTGGAATCTACTGTAGATAGATTTATAAAGTTTGGTGTAGAGCCTTTTTGTGAAATGATTGAAGATGAGATAAACCGTAAGTTTTATTCGAAAAATGCTTATTTAAATAATACCTATATGGCCATTGATACATCTAGGCTAAAGACTACTAACCTAGCACAACTTGCTAATGTAGTGGATGTACTAACTAGAAATGGTGTAAACAATATAGATGAAAATAGAAAACTATTAGGTATGGAACCACTAAGAACAGAAGAAAGTCAGAAAAGAAGAATAACTAAAAACTATGAAGCAAGTGAAGAGATTTAAAACTGCCCTGGACACGGCATTAAAAGGTCTATTTTTTGTACCAATTTTTAAGGAAAGGAGGATGTATGAAGAACTTTAGAGAAGCTTGTGCAAGCATTGACTTTAATCCTAAAGTTGAGCTTGTAGAAGAAAATGGAAAAGAAAAGCTATATCTTTATGGGTCTATCGTAGAAGAAGTACCTATTGATTGGTGGACTGGTGAAGAAATGTCTGGAGACTATATCACTATGGACAAGGTAAAAGAAGCCTTTAACCAAATCAAGGGAAAGGATGTAGAAATCCACCTAAACTCTAAGGGCGGAGATGTCTATGCATCTGTGGCCATAGGAAACTATATCAAAGACTCAAATAAGCATGTAACTATTGTCATTGATGCTATTGCAGCAAGTGGTGGGTCTATCATAGCTATGGCAGGAGATGAGATAAAGATGTATCCAAACTCCCTAATGATGATACATAGGGCAAGTGCTATGGTCTATGGTAATTGTGAGAGCCTAAGAAAGTTTGCTGATGACCTAGAAAAGTTTGATAAGGCAGTTTTAGCTTCTTACTCAGAACATTTTAAGGGAGAAGAAAGAGAGCTAGAAAAGCTAATAAAAGATGAAACATACCTAACTGCTGAAGAATGTATCACTCTAGGTTTTGCAGATGCAATCATAGAAAAACCTAAAGAAGAGATAGTACAAGAAGAAGTTAGCGTAAAGAACTCTTTGCTTGAAAAGTACAAAATTACCAATCAAGAAGAAAAGAAACTAGAAGTAAAAAACGAAAGTAAAAACTTATTAAATAAATTTAAAAAAGGAGAAAGTATATGACAATGAGAGTTGATGATACTAGTATCGATAAGACAGAAATTAAAAATGCATTAGAAACTGGAGATTCTGATAAATTTTCAGAAGCGATTGTAAAAAATATTGTAGCTAACAATGAAGCTATGCAAAATAAAATAATCAATGAGGCAAAAACATTTAATATTGAAAATGCTGATGCTTCTATCCTAGCACAAAGGGGTTTTAAACCTCTAACCGCTGAAGAAAGAAAATTCTATAATGAAGTAAAAGATAAGCACTCATTTGAGGGACTAGAACTACCAAAGACAGTGTTTGAAAGAGTCTTTGATGACCTACAAAAAAAACATCCTCTATTATCAGAAATTGACTTTCAAAATGTAACTGGTGTATCTGAATGGGTTATTAGAGTAGATGATGTGGAAGCTGCATGGTGGGGTCCGCTATGTGATGAAATTAAGAAAAAGCTTGATACTGGATTTAAAATCATAAAGACAGACCTATATAAGGTATCTGCATATGTACCAGTATGTAAGGCTATGCTTGCCCTTGGACCAGAATGGCTTGATAGATATGTAAGAGCAATCTTAACAGAATCTATTGCCCTAGCTATGGAAAAGGCAATTATTGCTGGAGATGGCCAAGATGGACCAGTAGGAATTACCAAAAAGATAGCAGATGTATCTGATGGTGTACACAAAGATAAAGAAGCAGTTGCTTTAGCTGACTTTAGTCCTGAGTCTATCGGTACATCAATCCTTGCTCCACTATCTAAAGGTAAAAGTGGTCTAGGTAGACTTATCCTTGTAGTTAACCCTACTGACTACTATGCTAAATTTTACTCATTATTTAATATCCAAGATGAGCATGGAGTATACCATCAACAAAACCTACCTTTTGATGGAAAAGTGATAGTATCTGACTATATGCCAGAAGGAAAACTAGTAGTAGGGGAAGCTAAAAACTACTTTATGGGAGTTGGTTCAGCTCTTAAAATTGAACACTCTGACGAATATAGATTTTTAGAGGATCAAAGAGTGTATATTGCTAAACAATATGCTAATGGTCAACCTAGAAAAGATGAAGACTTTATAGTATTTGATATAACTAATACTAAGCTTAAAAAAGAAGCTGAAGTAGTACCAGGAGCTTAAGTATGAAAGTTAGAGTGATAAAGGGCCCTTTTGATGACTACAAGGATAAGAAAAGAAGAAATGTAGGAGATGAGTTTATTTGCTCTAAGGATAGATTTAAAGAGATAAATGATGTCTTAAAATCTAAGACTAAAAAAGGGCCATGGATTGAAGAAGTCAAGGAGAAATAGCTATGGATGAGAAAAACTTGTTAGAAGAACTTAAAACCAAGCTATTGATTACCTTTGAAGATGAAGAACTTGATAAGAAGATTGAAGATAGCTTGCTTAGTGCTGAAGCACACATAGATGCTTTAGTAGGAACTAATGTAGACTATATAGATGATAGATTTGCTAGAAGTTTGCTTTTAGACTGTGCAAGGTACTACTATAACAATGTTTCAGAGTTCTTTGAAGATAACTTCCACAAGGAAATCCTAAGACTTCAACTTTTGCAGGCTAGTGGGGCATATGATGAAGATACAAAAACATATCACTAGTGAGATAAAAAGAAATTTAGATCAAAACAATAGGGTGTATAGGCACCCTATTTTAATTGAAAGAAAGACCAAGCCTATCCAGCTAGAAGATGGGACCTGGAGAAGCAATGACTGGGTTTTATTTAAAAAGGTCTTTGCTAATATATCTAAGTTTAACTCCAATGAAGAATTTGAAGCTGGCCAAACAAAGGCAGATGAAAGACTTAGGTTTTTTATAAGATATATGCCAGATATAAAAAATGAAATCAAGGAAGATTTTAGAATAGCTTTTAAGGGAAGACTCTACAATATAGAAAATATAAACAACATTAATGAGCGTAACGAAGAAATGGAAATATCCTGTGTTGAAAGGAGCTTGACAGATGCGAGCAGTTGAGCTTATGGAAATACTTAAAAAATTGAATGTGCCAGTAACCAATACAGAGTTTCCAGCCAATATGAAAGTAAAACCTCCTTTTATTGTATTTGTCAGAAACAATATTGATACCTTTGATGCTGATAATGTTGTTTATATGCATAACAAAGACTATTTTATAGAGCTATATACATGTAATAAAAGCGAAGAGATGGAAGATAGGCTGATTGATTTGCTAAATGAGAATGAAATCAACTGGCAATACGTGTCTGATACACGTATAGAAGAAGGTCTTTATATGGTGGTGCTTAGCATATGAGTACAAAAATAAATCTTGATGAAGAGATAAAGAAAATACTGGATGAGTATGAGCTAGAAGTGATTGATGATATGAATAAGGCTGCTTTTGATACTGCAAAACTAGGAGTAAAGGAACTGAAAGAAAAAAGTCCTAAGTCAAATAGAGCTAAAGGTGGAGCTTATGCTAAAAGCTGGGGGTATACGAAACAGAAAATGCCATTTGGATATACGTCATATGTAATAAGAAACAGAAAACACTACCAACTTACCCACCTTTTAGAAAATGGCCACCTAATAAAAAATCAGTATGGATCATATGGTAGGACTAAGCCTATACCACATATAAAGCCAGTAGAAATAATAGTCCAGGAACATTTTTTAGAAAATTTGATAAAGAGATTAAAATAAGGAGAAAAATATGAGTAAAAACAAGGTTAAATTTGGTTTATCCAATGTACACATTTTCCCAATCACAGATGAGGAAGATGGGAAACCTATATATGGTGAAGCTATCGTATTTAAGGGAGCGGTAAACCTATCCCTTGATACAGAAGGAGATAGCAATGACTTTTATGCAGATGATATCCCTTACTATAACATCTTTGCTAATAACGGTTATTCTGGCGATTTGGAAATGGCCTTAGTAACAGATGAGTTTAGAACAAAAATCCTAGGATTTGAAGAGGATGCTAATGGGGCAATCATAGAAAATATAGATGCTAAGCCTAATAACTTTGCCATGGCCTTTGAATTTAAAGGAGATAAGAACAAAGTAAGAAGACTATACTACAATGTATCAGCATCAAGACCATCTGATAGTCACGGAACTGTAACAGAGACAGTAGAGCCAGAAACAGAAACAATTAATATCAAGGCCATCCCTAGAACAGATACTGGAGATATCAATGTAAAACTTGAAGAAGGACAAACAGGTTATGATACTTTCTATGAAAAACCATATGAAAAAAAATCAGTAGTTTCTAGGGGTGATGCATAATGATAAAGACAATAAAAATTGATGACAAGGACGTTAAGTTTAGCTTTAGCTTAGCGTCTTTTTATATTTATAAAAATCAGTTTGGACAAGATGCTCTAAGTGTAATCTTGCCACTAATTGCCGATATAGCTAATGCAGTAGATCCAGAAGATATATCTAGTGATGGAGTGATAAGCTCAGACAAGTTATTTAAAGTGGCTGGAGATGTACTAGACCAAATAGTTAATGTTGAAGTTACTGAAATCGCAGATATTATCTGGGCCTTTGCTAAAGCTGCAGATGATGAAATCCCAGAGCCTGCCCTATGGTATGGAAGCTTTGAAGAGTTTCCACTCTTTGATGTAGGTAAAGAATTACTTCCTTGCCTATATGACTCTTTAATTTCAAAAAAAAAGATACTGAAAAATACCCAGACAACAAAAGCGAAGAAAAAGTCGGAATAGATGAAATCTATGTGGCAGCTACTACTTGTGGCCTTGATTCTGGCATGGTTCAAACGATGACCGTAGGTAATCTTGTGGACTATGTTACAACTTATAATAATTTACATGGTTTAGATAAAGAGGAAAAACAAGACGGAACTAGAATGGCCACACAAGAAGATTTTGACATGTTTTAGAGTAAGGAGGTGATTTATGGCCTATGGAAATATAAAGGGAATCACAATCGAAATCAACGGAGACACCTCCAAGCTTACTACTGCACTTAGAAATGTAGATAAGCAAGCTAGAGATACTACTAGGAACCTAAGAGATATACAAGCTGCCCTTAAATACGATAAGTCCAAAGGTCCAGAACTTGCAGAACAAAAACAAAGAGAACTAGCTAGGGCAATAGAAAATACAAAAGAAAAGCTTGATGTACTAAAAAAAGGCCAAGCTGGGATGTCTGAGGAATTTAAAAAGACCGCAGAAGGAAGTGCTGCATATGACAACCTCACTCGTGAAATATGGAAAACAGAAAAGCAACTGAAAAGCTTTGAAGCACAAAGCGATAGATCATACCAAAAGCTTGCTAAGGTTAGGGATGAAGCTACTAAATTTGGTAAGGCCGCCCAAGATATTGGAAAGGGTATGACCAAAAAAGTTACTGCTCCACTAGTAGGGATTGCAGGTATAGCAGGAAATACTGCTATGGACTTTGATTCTGGCATGTCTAAGGTAAAAGCTATATCTGGGGCAACTGGAAACGAATTTGATGCTTTGAGAAATAAAGCTAGAGAAATGGGTGCTAAAACTCAATTTTCGGCATCAGAAGCTGCTGATGCTATGAACTATATGGCTATGGCTGGATGGAAAAGCAAAGACATGATCAGCGGTATTGATGGAGTTATGAACCTTGCTGCAGCAAGCGGTGAGGACTTAGCAACTACATCAGATATTGTAACTGATGCTTTAACTGCCTTTGGTTTGGAAGCAAAAGATTCGTCTCACTTTGCAGATATACTTGCTGCTACATCATCCAACGCTAATACCAATGTAGGGATGATGGGTGAAACATTTAAGTATATTGCCCCCATTGCTGGTGCCCTAGGTTATTCAGCGGAAGATACTGCTTTGGCCATAGGTTTGATGGCTAATTCTGGAATTAAAGCCTCCCAAGCCGGAACCTCTTTAAGGATGGGGCTTACAAGACTGGCTGCGCCAACTAAACAGGTCCATAAAGGTATGGACATGCTAGGCCTATCTATTGAAGATGTTCAAGGTAAGTCATTAGATGAAACATTAAGGATATTTAGATCATCTTTTGCTAACCTAGATGAGACTCAACAAGCTCAGGCTGCATCTATGATTTTTGGCAAAAATGCTATGTCAGGTATGCTTGCTATAATTAATGCAAGTGAAGATGACTATAATAGCTTGAGTGATGCAATATATAATGCAGATGGTTCAGCTGAAAAAATGGCTGATACTATGATGGACAATCTGGGTGGCCAACTTAAAATACTTAAGTCAGCCTTGGAAGAACTTGCTATATCCTTTGGTGACTTGCTAATGCCAGTGCTAAGAGATGCAGTAGATGGTCTGACAGAATTTGTAAACAAGTTGAACTCTATGTCTGATGATACAAAAGGGAAGATACTTGTAATAGCTGCAATTGTTGCAGCCTTGGGACCTTTACTTTTAATAATTGGTAAAATTGCAACAGTTATAGGTACAGTAGCAGGAGCCTTAGGAGTGCTTAAAGGCACTACCGTTGGTGCAACTCCAGCCATGATAGGTTTATCAAAGGCTATTGGCGGAGTCCAGACAGTCTTTGGAGCACTAAAAGCATTATTGGTGGCACATCCTATAGCTGCAATTATAATAGCTGCTTTAACTATAGTAGTTCCTCTAATAATTAAAAACTGGGATGAGATAAAAGAATTCCTTACTAATGCATGGGAAAGTATAAGAGAGATTGCAAGCAATGTTTGGACCAGCATAGCAGAATTTGTAGGTGGTATCTGGGAAGGTGTCAAGGAAGCTTGGTCAGCCTTCTGGGATCCAATCGGGGAATGGCTGGGTCAGAAAATACAAGCAATGATTGATACAATCAAGCCTATACTAGATACCTTTGTAAATGTATTTAAAGTGGTTTGGATGTTGATAGAAGAAATCTTTAAGACTACATGGGAAGTTATCAGTGGTTTCTTTAGAGAAAACTGGGAAGCCTTTGTAGAGATGGCCAGGATAATCTTTGAGCCTTTAAAAGAGTTTTTTACCAGTCTTTGGAATGGTATCAAGGATGTAGTTGTTAGCGTATGGACTAGCATAAAAGAATTTTTGCAAGGTGTATGGCAGACTATATATGATGTAGCTAAACCAATATTTGATGCAATAAAGAATTACTTATCTAGTGTGTGGGAATCTATAAAAACTACTGCCTCAAATGTGTGGAATAGTATAAAAAATACCTTATCTAGAATTTGGAATGCTATATATGATGTAGCTAAGCCAATATTTGATGCAATTAAAAACTTTATATCTGAGGTGTGGAATGGAATAAAAACCACTACTTCTAATATATGGAACAGTATAAAGACAACTCTATCCAACGTTTGGAACTCTATAAAAGAAACTGCTTCACGTGTATGGAATGGTATCAAGTCAGCTATAGAAGGCCCTATGAATACTGCTAAGAATATGACTTCAAATATAGCTAATGGTATAAAGAATGGTGTAACTGGGGCTTGGAGTGGCATAACTACTACAGTATCTAATGTCTGGGAAGGAGTAAAAAACTCAATAACTGGACCTATAGAAACTGCTAGAGATATAGTGAGAAATGCTATAGAAAGTATAAAAAGTTACTTTAATGTACATTTACAATTTCCACATATCAAGTTACCACACTTTGGCATATCGGGTGGATTTTCTTTAGACCCTCCACAAGTGCCACATTTTACCATAGACTGGTATAAGAAAGGAGCTATTTTTACTAAACCTACAATGTTTAATACTCCTTTTGGAATGAAAGGTGTGGGTGAAGCTGGTGCTGAGGCAGTGTTGCCTATTGAGAAGCTTGATAATATAGTTGCTAGTGCAATTTTAAAAGCTGGCGGTAGTGATACTGGAGTAACAGTTACTGGTAATACCTTTAATGTACGTGAAGAGTCTGATATTGATAAGATAGCTAGAGAGTTATATAGATTGATTGAAAGCAAGAAAAGGGGTGTTGGTCTTGGCTAATTTGTGGAATAACTCACTAATCTTTGCTGGCAAGGAACTAGGAAAGCTAGGAGTAATAGAATATGTTGAAAGGCCAGCACTACCTCCTATGAAGATTAGCCAGAAAGAGATAATTGGTAGAGATGGAGTTTTATATAAGACTAAGAACTTTGAGCCTTTATATATAACTGTAAAGATTAGACAATTCAACAACATTACAAGAAATATAGATGATATTATATTTGACCTAATGGAGCTAGTGCATAGTAAAACGCTAGCTCCTTTAAATTACAGAAATAAAAGAACTTGGTATGATGCAGTCCTTGTAGATATACAAAACTTTGAGAAGTTTAGAAATCGTATGGCCTACCTAGAACTAGTCTTTATGGCCCCTGATCCAATCGCTAGAAGCAAGGATAGGTACAAGGTTGATAGCTTTACTAGCAAAGAGATAAGCATGGCTACAAGCCTTGCTACTAAGGGAATATTTACTTTTACTGGGTCTGCTAATAAAATTACCAATATGAGAACTGGTGAGTTTATAGAGATGCTGTCAGGTAGCTCTAGTAAGTTTGTAATAAATTGTGAAAAAGAAGTAGTGACTATAGGATCTAACAGGGCTATGGATAGGCTAAATGTGTATTCAGACTTTTTTGAAATAAAAAGTGGAGATACTATTAAGGCTACAAGTCCTGTAAGCCTAGAATACTACGAAAGATACTTATATGACAGATAGGAGGGCGGTATATGCTTATGCTTTTTGATAGGGACGAAAGCTTTATATCGTCCCTAAAATACAACAACATACGAAGACACAGAGAGATAAATGGACTTAATACCCTAGAGTTTGAAACTAATAGAGAAGTAGAGTTTGGTCAACGCTTGCTATTTAAGGATAAGCAAGGTAATTGGCATGAGTATATAATCATAGACTACTTTAAAACTCATGATGAAAATGGAGTAACTTATGAAGTGTTTTGTGAGGACTCTACAAGCGAACTTTATGGATTTTTCATAGAAGATATGAAACCTAGGGATGCTACTGCTAGTAATGTCTTAGGAAGAATCCTAGAGGGAACAAGATTTGAAGTAGGCTATGTAGACGACTTTGGTAAAGAGTCTTTTAACATTTATAGGACTAGTGTTAAGTCAGCCTTGTGGAAGATGCTTGAAAAATACAAGGCTGAAATAAAAGTAAGGCTAGTGGTAGGTAAGCAAGGCATAGAGCATAGGTACATAGACCTAAGGCAGTCTATAGGCAGAAACGTAGGCAAGACCTTTACCTATAAAAAAGATATAGGATCTATAAAAAAGACCACATCTACTAAAGACCTTGTAACAGCCCTATATGGCTTTGGCAAGGGTGAGGAAGTAGTAGGAGATGATGGCCAGCCGTCAGGTGGTTACGGTCGTAAGATTGACTTTGCTGAAATCAACGGCGGTAAGAAATATGTAGCTGATGAAGAAGCTAGGAAGAAATATGGTCTTGGCAAAGAAAGAGTACATATCTTTGGCAGTGTAGACTTTGATGACTGTGAAGATAGGGAAGAACTCTTAGACCTAACTAAGGAAAAGCTTAAGGAGTTATCTAAGCCTAAGATAACCTATGAACTTAATGTGGAAGATATATCTAGGTATGATGGCTATATAGGAGAAGGTGTAGATCTAGGAGATATTGTCCTAGTAAAAGATAAGATGATAGATACTCTTGTACAAACTAGAGTTATAGCTATCAAAGACAACCCCATTGAAGAAGTGCAAGATAGCGAAATTGTTTTAGGAAACTTTATCAAAGATCTATCTGATAATATGGTGGCCTATGATAAGCTAAAATCTATTTTTGAAAATGATAGAAATAGGTTTAATGATGAGTTAGAAAGGTTGGCTAATGGTGTTAGGTCATCATATATCCAAAGCATCTTAGAAAAATTTAATAAGGAGCTTAACGAAACTGGGGGCTGGGTCTATGCTGAAGAAGGCGAAGGACTACTTATACTCAATGCTCCTAGGGAAGGCAATCCAACCCAAGCTATAAACCTCAAGGGTGGAATGATTGCTATAGCTAATCATAAAAATGCAGATGGATCTTTTGCTTATGAAACTTTTGGTGACGGCAATGGCTTTACTGCAAACCTAATCCGTGCAGGTGTTCTTAGGGGTGGCAAGGTCTTCTTTAACCTAGAAGATGGGACATTTCTTATTGGTGAGTCTAGAACCAATTACTCAATGTTTTGGGATGGAACTACCCTCCACCTAAGAGATGTGGATATAGACTTATCTAATAACTATCAGATACAAAATATTAACAATAATATCAGTGATGTAGATAAAAAGATAGATAGCACTAAAATTGGGCTAGATTCAGGTATAGGCGATCTAAAAGCTAATGTGGATGCATTTATAAAAGTAGTAGAAGCAGATATATCTAGGTTAGATACTACAATTGATGTAAATAGAGTAGAAATTATAAATAACTTAGATGCAGTATCAGACAGAATTGATGAGACTATAAAAGATTATGATATAAAGTTTGAAACTGTTGATAAAAAAATAGATGTAGTTAGTCAAGACTTTAAGGTCGGTCAAGGCCAGCTAGAGTCAACCATAAATAGCAAAATAAGCGGATTGGCTAATATAGTCGAGAGCAATCAAGATGGCTTTGAAAGCTATAAGTTAAATAATGCAAAGGTAATAGGAGATATAAGGTCTGAGATAAAGCAGACTGAAAGCTCCATTGAAACATCTATTGCTAGTCAGATTAAAACGGTTAATGACAAGATAGATAGTAAAGACATGGCTATAAGAGACTATGTAAAGACTAATTACTCAACTACCTTGCAAACAGATGAAAAGATAAAATCTACTGTGGCAAGTGAAGTACACACTATAAACAGTGACTTGCTTAATAATTATGATACAAAAGCAGAAGTAGATGCTAAGATAAAAAGTGCTGATACTAGTCTAAAAAGCTATGTATCAACTAATTATAGCACAATTAGTCAAACGGATAGCAAGATAGATAGCAAGGTTGCTAGTGAGATAAGGACTATAAATAGCAAGATAGATAGCAAGGAATCATATTTAAGGACATATGTAAGTAAGAACTATTCTACAAAAACCCAAACTTCAGATTTGATAGAGAGCAAGGTGTCATCTGTATCTGATGATGTGTCAGACTTAGGGGCAAGGGTGTCTACTGCTGAAAGTAAGATAAGTCAAACATCTAGTCAAATATCTAGCAAAATATCTAGTAGTGATGCTAGGTCGATATTTAGGCAGGAAGCTAGTTCGTTTACCTTTGATGCTAGTCAGGTTAACTTTAATAGTAATGTAAGTATAAAGGGCAACTTTGAAACCCATGGGATTACTAACATAATGGGTACATATAGGGATATAACAACTGCGCTGAGCAGTGGAGCAATTAGGTTTTATGATAATAGCGGTTATGAGAGAGGTTCAATGTATGCTTCCCAGGGGTTAGTAATACGTGGGTCGTCCATTCAAATAAAAACAGGGAGTAGGGCAAGTGACCCAAGAATTACCTTAGATAGCAGATATATAAGCTTAGGGGCCAAAGAGAAAGTGACTGTTGCCTCTGATGTTAGTTGCTACGATTTGGAAGCGTCGAAAATAAGCACAAATAATTTACTTATTGACAATACTGTTTACTGTAGAGCAGTTGATATTAGTGGTTGGAGAATAGAGACATCATCTGATAATAGGCAATTGGTTATAATGTCACCGGGACAAAAGAGATGGAATTTTGATAAGTACGAAGGATTTTTTGAGTCATAAGGATATAAGATGAAATTAACAAACAAGGATATTTATAGTATAAATTTTGGACTTAATAAAGTGATGGATGCTACTATTAGCGGAAAGCTAGCCTTTAAACTTTTTAAGATTAAGAAAAAGATAGAAGATGAATTAATACTTATAAAAGAAAGTCTTAAAGGAAAGGAGGATAATGACAAAGAAGTAGAAGAAGTGTTGGAACTGGAAAATGAAATAGATATAGGAAAGATTAAGGCATCTGAATTGGAAGAGTTGAAGCTATCCATAGAAGATGTTTTTTTATTGGAAAAAATTATAGACTTTGAGGAGGCGGAAGTTGAGTAAATTTGTGGAAGATAATATAAGATATATCCTTGTTAGAAAAATAAGTGATGATATAGAACAAGTGGCAACTATTGATGATTACAATGGCAATATTTACTGGAGTGAAAGTGTAGATAGAGCTAGTAGATTTGAGAGTTTAGAAAATGCTAAAAAACTAATGGAACTGCAAAAACAATTAAGCGTTTTATTAGGCAAGGAATTTAAATTTGAAATTCTAGAAGAACAAAAAACAGTAATCGAAGCAAAATAGAAAGAGTGTGTTATGGGGAAAATAACAGTAGAGGTACTAAAAATGCAAATTCAAGACGTGTTTACCAGTCTCCTTTACCATATACTGCTATGGCTAATAGTGTTTGATATCATATCTGGCTATATAAAAGCTTTTAAAACTAAGTCTTTTGATAGTAAAATATCTACAAATGGTTGGTTAAAGCATGGATTTGTAGTAATGATGATGACTGTGATCGGTGCTTATGCTAGGGCTTTAGATGCTGTTATGGTTAGTCAAGTTGTATGTTTTGGTTTTATATCATCATACGGGCTAAGCCTTTTAGAAAATTTAGATGCTATAGGAGTGCCTTATCCAGAGAGTTTCAGAAAGTTTTTTAAGCAGATGCACGATAACAACGACAAAGTAGAAGTGCTTAAAAATGGCGATATTAAAATAAATATAAAAGATGAAGATGAAGTAAGGATTAGCTAAGGCTAGTCCTTTTTTAGTACAAGAAAGGATATATTTATGGGAGTACAAGAAGCTTTAAAGTGGATGGATGACCACCACAGACACAAAGGTAATTATCCTTATAGCATGGTAAGAAGATATGGCAATCCCGGTTACGATTGTTCTAGTGCAGTTTACTATGCACTTATTGCTGGCGGTGTTTTACCTAAGGATACTTATATAGGTAACACCGAGACCTTGTTTATGCTAAATGGCAAGTATCTAGATGAGATATTTGACTATAAAAAAGTGAGAGCTGGCGATATCTTTATCAGAGGTGGGCAAGGTAGCTCAGCTGGAGCTGGTGGACATACTGGTATGTTTTTTAAAAAAGATGGGATAGTCCACTCTAACTACAGTAACAATGGTATTAGCTACAATGATAACAAGAGCTTTATAGGCTACTTTTTAGATCGCAGGAGGAGCAATAACGAGCGTTACTTTAGACCTAGGTATGGTAGGCAAAAGTTAGATGTAGCACCCGTAAAACAACAGAGACCACAAAAATCATCAGGTAAAAAGTTAATTAAATATGAAAACTGGCATGGTATCACTCAAACTGCTTGTCATGTAAGGGCTGATGCTAGTACTAATGCAGCAATTGTAGCAACCTATCCTATGGGGGCTAGCATTAATTATGATAGAGTTTATGAAGGAGACGGCTATCGTTGGATATCCTATGTAGGAAACTCTGGCAAAAGAAGATATGTAGCCTACAGGAGAACTAGTGGTAATACTAGAGCTTGGATAAGATTTTAGGGGCAATTATGCTAAATTGTAACAATAAGTTTATTTTTGAAACTACTAGGGGAGATAACTTTACCTTGCATATAAGTCTAACTGACTTACCTTTTAGCGGTGCTAGTAAGCTAACATCTACCATACGCAGGGAAGAGGATGCAAGTCAAAAAGTGAGTGCTTCTACTAGCGTTTCTGGCAAGGGTAATTATAAGGTGCATTTTAGTCCTAATCAGATGAAAGACCTTGAAGGTACTTATGCTATAGACCTAGAGTTGTCAGATGGGACTAGTAGTGGTAATCGTAAGACCTTGATATTAGGTAGCTTGATAGTCCATAAAGATGTGTCCTACTAGGAGGTATTGATGAGTGATTATAAGATAAGGGTTGATGTGGCTAGTGACTATAGCCTTGCTGTAGAAGCTGCTAAGATCAACGGTAATTTGGATGACTTAAAATTAAAAGTGTCATCTGTCAAAAAAGTAAATGGTAAAAATATAATAACTTTTTCTGACGGTAGTCAAGCCGTGATAAATGATGGTGCTACTCCTACTATCAATGATGATGGGTATTGGATAATCAATGGTCAATCGACAGGGGTTAAGGGTCGTGCAGAACATAATTTTAATGAATTGACTGATGAACAAAAGCTATCTATCAAAGGAGATAAGGGAGATCCACTAACTTGGCCTGACCTAACTCCTAGTCAAAGGGAAGCCCTAAGGGGTGAACGTGGCTTTACTGGCCCTGCTGCTAAAGTAACTGATACTAGCTATGATAGCAGTGGTAATACTGTAATAACCTTTAATGATGGTACTAAGGCTACTATCAAAAAAGGTGATAAGGGAGATAAGGGTAACACTGGTAACTCTGTATCTGTATCATCTGTGACTAAGTCTGGTTTGACTAATACTGTTAAGTTTTCTGATGGTAAAACTATGAAAGTCAAAGATGGGGAAAGTGTGACTGTATCATCTAGCAGGTTTTTAGATAGTGGAGATACGGAAGTTAGCTTTTCTGATGGCAAGAAAGCGGTTATAAAAAAGGGTGTTGACGGTACTGTTGATTGGAATAATCTGACAGAAGCACAAAGAAAATCCCTAATAGTACCAGTGGTTGATGATTTGACTTCTGGAGGAACTGACAAAGCCTTATCAGCTGAGCAAGGTAAAGAGATTAATACCGCCCTGGCTGATTTGGCTAACAAGGTTGCGGCTATCAAGCCTGGTTATGGGGTTGGTGATTTTATCCAACTTGGTAACTTAAAGGCTGTGGTTGAAGGTGAGTTATTGCCTGTTGAGGATTGGGACTTTACTGGACACACTGGTAGTGTTAATTCTGTAGCAGTAGATGGACAAGGTAATGTTTATTCTGGTAGTTCTGACAAAAAAGTTATGAAAATCAGTCCAAGTGGGACTAAGATTTGGGAGCTTACTGGACACACTGGTAGTGTTAATTCTATAGCAGTAGATGACAAAGGTAATGTTTACTCTGGTGGTAGTGACGAAAAAGTAATGAAAATAAGCCCAAACGGTAGCAAGGTTTGGGAATTTACTGAAGATGTTGGTACTGTTAGCTCTGTTGCTGTAGATAGCCAGGACAATGTTTACTCTGGTGGTAGTGACAAAAAAGTAATGAAAATAAGTCCAAACGGTAGCAAGGTTTGGGGAAAAACAACTACTAATATGGTGCGTGATATAGCAATAGATAACAACTCAAACATTTTGATAGGGTGTGTAAGAGAAATATTAAAATTAGATAAAGATGGTACAATTATCAACAAAACCACAAGTGTTGCCGATGTAAGAGCAATTGCTGTGAATGGTGCAAACAGTGCTTGGGCTACAGAAAATGATTATCCGAATAATACAATATTAAAGTTAGATACAAATCTAAATAAGATACTTAAATTGAATATGGATAAAAGTCCATACGCAATTGCAGTAGATGGTCAAGGTAATGTTTACTCTGGTGGTAGTGACGAAAAAGTAACGAAAATAAGTTCAACAGGTTCTAAGATTTGGGACTTTACTGGACGCATTGGTTGGATTAAATCCGTAGCAGTAGATGACAAAGGTAATGTTTACTCTGGTGGTAGTGACGAAAAAATAATGAAAATCAAACAAGAAGGCGATACTAAAATAGTAGGATACGAGGTGATTAAATGATTAGTATATTTTATGATGATAATAACAAGGTATATCTAAAATACTATGCTGATTTACCAGCAGAACTAAAAGACAAAGACCATTTAGCGGTAGAAGTGGTTGATGATCCAGAAGAAAAGACTGGTAAGGTGGCTGTCCTTTATGCTGATAAGGATAAGTATTGGTATGAGTATGAAGATAAGGAATTGACAGAAGATGAACTACTAGCTAATAAGGTTAAGGTATTGGCTGATAGTCAAAGTAATACAGAAGATTTACTACAAGAGCTAATTTTGAAATTATATAGCTAATTATGTCACCTAATATAGGTGATTTTTAATTGGAAATTTTTATGAAAGGAGATGAAAAGAATGATGGTAATATTTTTAGCTAATAGAATTGTTATAGGTAAGCTAGAATTTAAAGATGTGCCAGAGCCTTTAAAAGAGCCTGTTAAAAAAGAGCTTGAAGATAATGGTGTAGGCTTTTTGGCTGAGTAAGAAAGGTAAGTAGTATATAATTTTAACTAACTGTAGGGCTGGCGGTGTGCTAGCCCTCTTTTTTGTTAAAAAATATCTTATTAAGACTTGACAAAACACGTGTTAACACGTATACTATCATTGTAAGGAGGAAATCATTATGCCGATGACGTCAAAGCAAATGATTAAGTTCTTAAAGAAAAATGGATTTACTTATATTCCATCAGGGGATGGATCTCATAAGAAGTTCAAAAACTTTGAGACTGGTAAGGTTACAGTAGTACCTGACCATGGAGGTAAGGATTTACCAAAAGGTACTGAACATGTAATCTTGAAACAAGCGGGGCTAAAATAGCCCCTCCTTACCAAAATAAATATTAGAGGTGAGTATATGTTTGTTAATTATCCAGCTTTATTTTTAAAAGAAAAAGAAAGTGAAGCTTATACTGTAATTTTTCCAGATTTGCAGGGGTGTGTTACTTATGGTGATAGCATTAATGATGCTTTAAGAATGGCTCAAGATGTACTAGGAGCATATCTGTTTGAATACTATACAAAACCTAAAGAGATACCAAAGGCATCTAGTATAGATGATATTGAATTAAAGATAGATGAAGAAGATAAAGAATACTTTTTATATGAAGGTAGTTTTAAAAACTATGTTTCTTTAGATTTGACGGATTATGTTAAGAAATCTAGTAATAAAAATGTAAAAAAAACCTTAACTATACCAAGTTATCTTAATGAAGCCGGAATTGAAAATAATATTAATTTCTCACTTATACTGCAAGAAGCTTTAAAAAAAGAATTGAAGATGATATAATATATATCGAAGGCAATATCCTAGGGTCGACAATAGTGTCGGCCTTTTTTATAGTATAATAAAAGTAAATGGTATCGCGAGAGCGTACTGCAAAGATAGTGGTCTATGACCACTTTTTTTGTGTTTTTATATAGATATTAGGCATATAAAGGTATAGCTTGGTATTTTAAATCGTTTATAGCTTAAAATATTGATGATTGGCTTGATTGCAAGGGTGGTGGGGTGTAGTTGTAAAAGATTTAGAGTTTTCTTAAAAAAATTGTAAAAAGGGCTTGACAATATATAACACAGGTGTTATAATATAATTAACAAAGATAAAGATATACAAATAAAGGAGATTTAAAATGACAAATACAAAAAGATATTTAGCAGAAATTGAAAACCTAGAACAAGTAAAAACATTTGAAGATTTAAGCGATTACTTAGCAGAAGATGAACAAGGTCAATACTTTGAAGATGCAGAAGAATTTGACTGGTGGAACGAATTAGCAGATGCTATGCAATACCTAGAAGATGAAGATGTAGACTATGATGAAGTAGAACTAAATGAACTAGAAGATTACATCATAGTTGCAAAAGAAAATGGTTTTAGAAAATAATGACTAATTTAAAAACTACAGAGGCCCAAGTAAGGGCCTCTAGAGCTTACGAAGAAAGAAATCCAGAAAAGACAAAAATTACAAGATATAGAAGTACTGCAAGAACTTTTGTACGACATCATGCAAAGCAAGAAGATATTGATGAGTTGATTGAGATTTTTAAAAAGGAGAACCCTAATGGCAAAGAGTAAGAAATTACCAGTAGGGTTTTATGAAAACAAACAAACCAAGAACTCTTTTATTGCCTCATATAGTAATAAAAAAGCTGGAATTAAAGAAATGAAGAAGTCCTTTAAAACATTAGATGAGGCTATAGAGCAAAGAGAAGCTTGGGAAGAAGAGTTTGGGAAGACTAGCAGTAGATCTCGCAGTCAAGATTTAACCGGGAAAAAAGTGGGATATTTAACAGTTTTAGAAAAAGCTGGAAAAGATGGTTACGGTCAGCTTTGGAAGTGTAGATGTCATTGCGGCAATATAGTGGAGGTGTCAACTGGCCAACTTAACGCCAAGAAAGTGAAATCATGTGGTTGCATGGGACGTGGTGTCAGGAAAAGAGGAGAGTTTCCAGGCGTATATCCCTCTGGCCAATATCATTATAGAGCTATGTATAAATATAAAAATAAGACTTTATCTAAATCAGAGTTTAAATCTGCAGAAGATGCCTATTACAATGGTAGATTAAAATTTGAGAATGAATTGGTCTATGATAAAAATGAAGATGCACGATACCTCTATTATCTTAGGACTAAAAAATATATAGAGACTTATGCCACTGATGAGCAGATGGAGGAGTTTAATAAAATATTTAACAAAAAAGAGGACAATCAGTCCTCTTAATGATGTGGGCAACGTGTGGGCAACCTAACTGGTTGCTCTGGGTAAAGGGTTGGCGATTGCTGACCCTGTTTTTTTGTAAATATATCTAAATAAAAAGAGAGAAGTTCACTCACTTCTCTCTCATTTGAATATCCAAAGAATATATTAACTAGCTACATTTTAGCTACATTTTCATTCTTTTTTATTCTTCTACATTCTATTATACCGTTTTTATTGAATGATTATAAATCTTATTCCTTGATATTCTACTGTTTTCTATTTAGTTCTTGTATAAATATTATTTGGTGGAGATGATGGGTCTCGATGGATTGGCTTGTTTACAATGGTTTAGGGTGTGGTAGCTACATTTATGCTACAATAT